ACATCCATTATTTTTACATCCATTATTAAACAATGTATGTAAAACTATTAATACCCATTCAATTTTGATACAAAAATAACGCTCAAAAGACTATTCAATTTAAGGAAGGGGTTAGGGGGTCAGAGGGCGAAGCCCTCAACCCTTGGGCGCTTTCTATGGGCTTCGCCCAAAAGCCCTGAGGGAACCATGGGTTCCCCTGATAGGAAGGGTTTAAGGGGAACCTTGGTTCCCCTTAGTGGAGGGTCATCAAATACAGGAATTGGTTGACATCACCCAATATCTCGTCACGGATATTCAGCAAATCGGTGTCTTTTTTGGCGTCAAAGCACTTGTCCAGGTCGGTCAAGAACTCGCGATATTCGTACATACACTCTTTGAAATCGATGGATTGGCCCCGGGCCCGGGGGCCGTGCGCGCTATCAAACGTACGAATCGTGTCGATACGGCCCAAACGCTCGATTTGCTTATCGTTCTTGCCCAACAACACCTCGACAAATTTATCGACATGTTCGTTGAGCCGCTCGTAGAGCTCGTCGGTAGCTTTGTGTTCCGCGTAGGACCGGGTCTTCCAGTGGTACAGTTTGACGGTATTGAGCATTTCCATGAAAATACGCACAATTTTCGTTTTGACGATGGGACCCTGAGAGCAGGTTCTCAAGGTCCGCCTTTTCATCGACCTGGTAGATTTCTTCTGTTTTGTATTTGTATGTTTTTTATCGGTGCGTCTGCGAGAACTCATAAGTACTATGTAAATATATATAATATAGCCGCACAAAAAAGTATAAAAAAATTGATTTAGATATAATCGAGGTAGGTTAGGTAGAAAGAATAACATGGTAACAATCGAAATCAGTGAAAATAAGAACGGAATCAAAGGCCCTAAGACCGTGAAGGTGGCCAAAAAAGGTACAAAGGGTACAAAAGGCGCGGAGGCAGCGGAGGCAGCGTGCAATGTGGAGATCAAAGAAAATACCATTGTTACAACTGATACAAAAAAAGAGGATGGACCGAATGAGGGGGAATCTAAGAAAGAAGAGACTGAAACTAAGGACGGTAGCCCGAAGGAGGACGAACAAAAAAAGGAGCCCCGGGTCTACGAAGACGTCGTTTTCACCCGATACCTCTACCCCAAACTCTTCGTCAAACAATCGCTCATGTTGGCCCTTCTGGACCAAGACTTTGATGAAACCATGAACTGGCTCTACGAGCTCTATTTCTCGGGTTTCGAGGACGAGACCTACGACTACATCTTCCAGCTCTACAACGAATTTTACAAGTACGACAACCCTGGCTTCATCGAATTCATGGAGGCCACCCGGAAGGAGTGGTACGAAGATACGCTTAAATATTGGTTGATCGCGTCTATTGTCGCCACACTTGTATTCTGTAATTACAGAATGGACAAATTTGTAGAAACTTATTTCAAGGTCCGGTGCGCGCATATCCAAAAGCCAACAAAGAGGCTTATGATCATCCATATGAAAGAAGAGGACGTACGGGAGTTTAAGATCAACCGTGCTACTACCCCGCCACGCGCCTACCTACCTCTCGTGTGTAAGTACCCTATAAGGACCAATGTCAACCGCCTCTTCATGATCGAGCCGACGGATTTACATAAAAAGTGGCGTGAGAATTGGACGTATTATGCGGGGCTGTCGCCGCTCTGGGAAGAGCGCATGGAGACCTTCTCGGGTAAAATGAACCGGAAGGAGAAGAAGGTCGAATTCCAGGACGAGAAGCTGGAAGAGGAGTTTTACGAGAAATGGAACTTGGAGCCAGACGAGCAACCGAAACATATTCGCGACACCATCCTAGGGAACGACGAAACTGTCCAAATGGGCTTGATGGAGTTTTGTGAAAGATACGGCTGCCCTATCGTGGCGGTGATTGGTGAAGACGAAGAATATATTATCGATGAAGCGTACTGCTCGTCACCATAGCCGCATTAGCGGTACCGGACCACGTAAAGCTGTACCGGATAACGTAAGGACCACGTAAAAAAAAGAGGTTTTTGATTTATAATGTTACACACTAACTATAATCAAACACAAAATTATATAAACACATTATCTACGCATCGACACCCTCAATTGCCCCCTCAGATACCCCTTTTTTCTCTTTGCCGGGTTCGACTGTATTGCTAGCAATGCTGCTGCCATTTGATTCGAAGTCTCGGTTGGGTTCGAGGATTCGGAGTCGCTTGGTCAAGTACTGGATTTGCCCGGCTTGCTTGCTGATGATGGCAGAGTCTTCTTGAATCCATCTTTTCGTCGTTTCCCAGATGCGCTCATTGTTACGACAGTATTCGTCACACTCGGCCTGCATGTAATGGAAGGTGTGCTTGAGCCCCTCGATCTCGGCGTGGGCCTCGGAAATCAGTTTCATCCACCTTTTGTTCTCCTGCTTGAGCATGTCGTTCTCGTACTGCAACATGATGTATTCTTCAGACATGATGTTACAATTTGTTATTGTTAGTGCAACAATTATTGTATTGTTTGGTTATTAAATGTATTTTTCAAGTAAAAATAATTCAATTTTTTAAGGGAAACCTACGGTTTCCCTTATGATCCCTTCCCTATCAGGGAAACCTACGGTTTCCCTCAGGGCGCCTACGGCGCCCAAGGGTTGAGGGCTTCGCCCTCTGACCCCTGCGACCCCTTCCCTTAAATGTAAAAGATCTTGGAAACCACCTTGGAAACCACCTTGGAAACCACCTTTGTAAATTAGCTTGGAAACCACCTTTGTAAATTAGCTTTGAAAATTAGTTTTCAATTAAGGGAGGGGTCGCAGGGGAACCGTAGGTTCCCTGCAAAATTGAAAGCGCGTTTGTTGTATGATGTATTTATCTGTCAATAATACATCATATCGCCATATCATCCTATAATGTGTGGAATTGTAGGCATCAGCACCAAAGTGAGCGGTCAAGAAAACACTTTACGGGACGAATTAGTGACCGCGCTCACCTATCTCCAGCACCGTGGCCAGGATTCGGCCGGGATCGCTACCTTGCAGTCCGACGGTAAAATCAACATTCGCAAGGGTATGGGGCTCGTGTCCAAGGTCTTTGATCAAGGGATCGTGTCCCAGGTCTTCGACCAACATAATGAAAGTGAAAGTGACGATGCGAAAGGTGGTCCCAAAGTAGGGATCGGACACGTCAGGTACTCGACCCAGGGCACGATCAGTGAGGCGGAAGCCCAGCCCCTCTATACCAACAGCCCCTACGGCATCGCCCTCGCGCATAACGGTAACCTCACCAACATCGACGAACTCAAAGAATATCTCGCTAACATGCAACGGCACCTCAATACCGAGTCTGACAGTGAAATCCTGTTGAACATCTTTGCGGTCGAATTAGCCGAGAGTCCGAATGACCTGTTCGGGGCCATGAACCGATTCGTGAAATTGGTCAAGGGGTCGTACTCGGTGGTAGCCGTGATTGCGGGGGTCGGTCTTGTCGCCTTCCGCGACCCTCGAGCGATCCGCCCCCTATGTTTCGCCAAAAACCCGTCGGGGTATATGTTCGCCTCCGAGTCCGCGGCATTCGTGGGCTCGCCCTATCAATTCGAACGCGACGTAGGTCCCGGGGAGTGTATTATGGTCGACGAAGACCAACAGTTCTATTCGCACATTGTAGCCGAGGTGGCGCGTTGTACTCCGTGTTTGTTCGAATATATCTATTTTGCGCGGCCGGACTCGGTCATTGACGGGATCTCGGTCTACCAGGCTCGTGAGCAGATGGGGGTCTACCTGGCCCAGGCTATTCGCGAAAATATTTTGTCGTCCCCCCAGCTCGACATCGATGTCGTGATCCCGGTCCCCGAAACCTCGCGGACCTATGCGATCAAAGTGGCCGAGGTTCTCCAAATCCCTTATCGCGAAGCCTTTGTGAAAAACCGGTACATTGCCCGGACGTTTATCATGAGCAATGGCTCTACTGCTAGTGCGGTTGGCACAAGTGCTATCGCTTGCGCTGGCGCTGACACGAGTCGTAGTAAAGCCGTGAAAATGAAGCTCAGCACCATCCAAAGCGAGTTTAAAGATAAAAACGTACTCATTGTGGACGACTCGATCGTGCGCGGCACCACGTCCCATGCCCTGGTCAAATTGGCGAAGGAGGCGGGGGCGAAGCGGGTCTGGTTTGCGTCGGCTGCGCCGCCCATCTGTTTCGCGAACCGGCTCGGCATCGACATCCCCAACGATAAAGAGTTGATCGCCCACGGCCGTAGCAACATCGAAATCGCCGACCTGCTCCAATGTGACCGTGTGTTTTATAACGACCTGGACACGGTTTATCGGGGGCTCAAGGGGCTGGCCTCATCCTCGGACCCGTCCTCGGCCCCATCCTCACTGGACGGATTTGAAATCTCGTGTTTTTCGGAGTAGTCGAGAACTTTGGCGACGCGTTTCTGTATGTTACTCTGTTGAATATAATATTTTACATAATAGGGCATGTTGGCGACCATGTTCATCGGCGTGTTATACGTAAAACCACAAAGCAGCGTATCAACACCATTATCATACTGAATACTGTACCACCAGTAGGGCGGGACATAGAGAACAAAGCCTTCGCCCACCTCAAACTCTAAAAAGCGTATTTTGTCGGTTTCGTGGCGATATTTTTTTTGCGGGGTCCATACATTGACCGGGGAACGGAACTCGTAGGTCTCGAAATCGCGGTAAGGATAGAGGTATTTGGTGCTCTTCCACGGGGTCATCTTGACCCGAATCTTCCCGCTATTCACAGATACGAAATGGCGGTGGTGGGTGTGGTAACGGAGGGGCAGGGCGACCCCGCGCGAACCCAACATGAGATCGTATTTGGTCTGGACTACCATCGGGGGCTTCAAATAGTCGTTGTTACGCTCTAAATGCGCGATCAGGCCGGATTCCTCGACAAATTCGTCGTTGTTCTCCGAGAAATAGGCGGATTTAGGGTCGGATTTCATCAGGTTGGACCCGCTCGAATAAGGTAAGACCACGTAGTCGACCGATACGTCGCTTCCCTCCACAAAATAATCGGCAACCTCCTTGACCCGGATGTCGTAAGAGGCGTAACGGTCGTCTAATAAATCGTCGTAGGTGACCGCCTCGTAGAACTCGGGGACGACGGAGCGGTACTCGAACAAGACAGGCTGCTTCACGTCACAAACCTCTTGTAAATAGGCATTGGAGGCGTAGTCGAGCTCGTAGATCTCTAAATCCTCGCTCCGCTTGTACTGGTGGGCGAGATGGACATAGAGAAAGAGAACCATTAAAAAGATGAGAATTTGGAGATAGGTTTTCATTATACACCGACTGTTTTACAGATAATAATAAAACATGTTTTAATAAGGGGAAACCAACTAAGGGGAAACCACGGTTTCCCCTTAAACCCCATCCCTTGCAAACCCTCCCTTAAACAGTATACCAGGTTTATTGAATCTTTTACAACACCTTCATCCGGTCTCCGGTCTGCCTTCGGGGCCCGGGTGCATAGTTTTACGCAAATTATCTAAACATGGTTGTTAAGATAATTATCAAAGTGGTTCCCAAGATAATTTACTCTTTAAGGAAGGGTTTAAGGGGAACCATGGGTTCCCCTTATAGGTACTTGGCTCTCAGTGGCACCGAGCTATACGTCCGGCTAATCTTAAGAAAGCATTCGTCGGAATATTCCATAATCTTTTTGATTTCGTCGATATGGTCCAAATTATATTTCCATTCGGGCTTTTTGAGTTCGTCGACGAAACGGAAAATGATGTCGGTCATAGTGGCGATCAACAATTGAATCACATCGCAAATCTCGCGATATTTACAGCTCTTTTTATACTCCTTTTGCAGTGCCACCTTAAAATAGTCTTCACAAATAAAATTACGCATATACTGAATTCGTAGCTGTTGGGTAATATCGTCGCTATTGTATTGGTACCGGGGGAGCGAGGCGTAGCGGTAATGGATCACTAGCCGGGCGTATTCGGTGATTTGGTTCAAAAGTTGGCGGAGTTTGGTCGCGTTTTCTGGATCGGTCGACTCGTGCCGGGCAAACAGTGTTCGTAACGTCGTGAAAATATGATGATTTATTTCACGCCCGCAGGGAACATCGTTAGCTTCACGTTCGAGCGTACCGTTACGGCGCATCCATTCGTAGTAATGGGGGTTATGGAGGGGGCCAGTCTCTACCCGGCCAGTGCGCCAATCGAACGCAGTATGACATATAGTACAAAACATTTGACTGCAATTATGTAAGCATGTTTTATCGGCCATCAGAAAAAGTGACGAAGATCCGTCCAATGCCCATCCGTAATATTGCCCCCGCCCTATACCAGTGATCGTAATAGGATATGTGGTATGCTGCAGTGGTGCAGCGACCTTGTATCCCAACAAATACGATTTTTCCTCGTCGGTCAGTTTCATGTAATCGTCGGTTCGGATGTCGACCGTGATGAGCGGGTTAGCCAAATACTTATACTTCAGGGTCAGTGTATGCTTACTGTTGACCGTATAAAGCGTGCCGTTATTTTGTTCGACTTCGTACATCTCATCCTCTCCCTGCATGGTGCGAATCACGTTACGCGGTTGGCCGTCGTCGCCCACGAGCACGTCTCCCACCACAATGTCCTGCGACATTTTCACCGTGGAATCCCACATGAGAATCGGGACATCTGGTGCGAAACATCCATCGATCTTGAAAATACCTTCGCCGCACTTAGGGCACGGTTTGGTGTCGGCATTGAGTAAGTTCGCGGTAGCGACATTGTTCGGATCGCACTCGTGCTCGCAGTCGCGCTCCGCCCCCTTGACCTCGTGGCAGGTCGGACACGTCCATAAATTACAAATACCGCACTTCCACTGGCTGCTCAGGAACCCGCGGCAATCGGGGGACGGGCACGCCCGGATGAAGGTTGCACGCTCGTTGTCGCCCTTACCCCGGTTAATAAACGCAAAATATTCGCTTTGGATCTTATTCATGTTCTTGCGGGCCTGGTTGACCAACTCGTTCGCAACATTGATGCGGTGCAAATACTCCTCCCGCTTCAAGATGTTCTCGACCAGGGGTTGGGTGGCCGGGAGGAGGGCCCGTTGTTTATCGAACAGCACCTTTTCGCGGTGTAATTTGAGGTCCTGGGTCACGAACTTTTTAGTGAAGGTTTTAGAGACAAATTCGTGTGTCCACGGGCGTGCACACCCGCTGGCCATGCAGTGGGCCTCGCTCTCCATCAAGATATAGCGTTCGCAGCACTCGCGGCAGGCCTTGAAGTCGCAATATTCGCATTTCACGGGGCAGCGGAAGGATTGGTTGAATTTTTCGACACAAATATCGCATGTTTCTGGTGCTGGCGCAGGGGCCACTTGTGCTTGCGCTTGCGCGGGCGTGGGTGCACCCGCTCCTGCTTGTACAGTACCTGTAGTAGGTGCGGTCGTAATATGCTCCGTGGTCAGTTTTATTTCATTTTTAAGCTCATTCTTAGACTCATTCTTAGCTTCTGTTTTCTTGGTTCTCGGAGCCATCACTAATAAATACAAGACAAATTATGTTTATTAGGTTTACGATAATGTTTTATTTGACTGATCAAATCTCCCCATAATATAACCGCTCACTAACGGTCATGAAAGGGATCGCCCAAGAGGAATACGATACAATCACTGCGTTTCTATTCTCGTTGGGGTTTTTTAGCGAGATTTTCCTCATCATTTTAGTGATTGCCCTTATCCACCGACAATCGATCGACCTCATAATCTACTTGTTGTTTCTCTGGATCAACGGACACACGAACCGTTGGCTAAAAGACCTCATACAACAACGCCGCCCCACGAACCCCGTCAAGTTCCTCGCATCGGAGCATTTCGATAAAAAAAAGGTGGCATTTGGCATGCCGTCAGGTCACAGTCAAAACGTATTTTTCTCAGTGACGTACCTGTTTTTATTTTTCGGTTCTATGAATAGGTGGATCTATCTGGCCTTGTTTATCGCATTGCTTATGCTGATCGAACGCTGGTGTTTCCATAATCATACGGTGGCACAGTTGGTGATGGGCGCCACGATCGGATCAGGGATCGCTTGGATTGCCTACGAGGTGAAGAAGTATTGGTCTTATTATTCGTCGTCCTTGATCTTCGGTGCCAAGTAGAAGATGAGCCGGGTATCCTCGCTGGCCGGGTCGGTGCCAAAGTTATAGACGATTTGCATGGGGTAGTCCTTGATCAACTTGATCTTGACCTCCTTGGCGATCTTATGGTATAAACAAATGTTACCGAGGGTGTTGAGGGTGAAGGACAGATTGATCGTCTCGCCCTCGTCAATAGAATATTCGGACAATTCTTCGATCTGGATGTCGACGGCCATTTTACCGGCCCCGTCACTGAGCGATTTGAGCTCGATTTTCTCTTCGGTACACTGGACATCGATGGTGTCGCCGAACAGCTTGAGCTGGCTTATGATATTAGCAAAACTAGCGGAGGCGATGGCGAACTCGGCATTACACTCCATCTCGGGGATCGTCATTAACTCGTTGTCAATGTCCATGAGGGGGAGCTCAAACCGCTTATCGAAGACCGACTTGTCCTCGGAGGTGAAATTGATGTTGAGGTAATCGCTGTTGTCGGTGTCGAAGGTGATCTCGGTTTGCTGGATCTTGTCGCGTGTATTGAGAATCTTGAACAAGAGCGCCGAACTGAGCCCGATGGGGACCGTGCCGGGGCTCGTGTGGTCGTAGGTGTCGAACCAGTCGGCCGGGATAGTGAGTTCGAACACCGAAATACGCGACGAATCCATCGACTGGAAATAGAGCCGCTCCTTCTCGAACATGATGATGACGTGGTCGGTGAAGACCTTGAGATGCTGGAAGATCAGGGCGAAGATCTCCGACTTGATAGGGTTCTTGATGATGATGTTCATTGTTTCAGATTCTTGACAAAGCTTTATATCAACTATTTACAATTATTATTATATTCAATTTTGAGGGGAACCCAGGTGCAGGGAACCCTAGGTTCCCTTAAGATCCCATCCTTGCAGGGAACCTACGGTTCCCTTGCAAACCCTCCCTTACACAGTAATTTTTCTCGGAGAGCTGTTTCGTCCTTCTATATATGTCCCTATATTGTATAGAATATAAAGCAGCTATGAACGACTGGGCCAAACTCGTTAACAAAATCTACAAAGAGAAGAGCAGCACCAACAAGAACTATAAGTTGATGCATGCGATGAAGGATGCTAAGAAGGTCTACAAGAAGAACAAGACCATGAAGGCGGGGCGGGCCGGCAAGAGCCGTAAGAACCGGGCCGCCAAGTAAATAGGTTGTGGTCGGGGTGGCGGTGGTCCGGGGCGACGGTTGGTCAATGTCATTGACCAAGGTCGGGATGCGTTTGTAAGTATTTAGAGAAAACATGGACGAATAATATATTCCACGTTTTCTGAACATGAGCAAAGCCAATGCATCTGCCAAGCAACGCCGCGCCTTCGTGAACACGCCTATTCAGTCCACCCCGACCCCTTCGACTTCGTCCATGCAATCAGGTTCGCCTTCTGCGGTTCAGGGCCTGACCCTGCAACAGGTGATCTCCCTCTTTGACCGCCGTATCGTGAATTTAGAGAGCATCGTGAAGGACATAGACACGACCCGTAAGGTGACGTTTGAGGACGAGGTGGCACCTGCCACCAACGACACGATCAGTAATTTGCCCGACATTATCAACGAGTTCAACTCCCGATTCGAGATGTTCGCTCAAGAGATTGGGGATATGAAGGATGCCCTCCTCAAGCTCCAGACCTATACCATGGAGGTGAACAAGATGCTGTTGGAGGAGCGGTCCAAGGCGGCGGTTTTAGGTGAACCTGCTGCCGCTGCCGCTGCCGATGGGTCTGAGGTGTCTGAGGCGCCAGTGCAGCCGTCAAATAACGGCAAGAAGTCGCGCGCCTAAGGTAGAGCCCCATAATAGAATATTCAACGTAAAAAATATAAACAATAATGGTATATTTTTTACAGCAACTATGTCGTTCCCCCAAAATAAAGACGGCGAAGACGACACCCTGAAACAAATCGACGAATTGCAAAACACCTATTATTCGACCAACGGAAAGAACCTGCTATTTAAAAACAAACAAAAAATGGATTGCGCCAGTGTGGTGTGCGAGAACATCCCGCTCGAACAACTCATCGGAAAAGCGGTATATATTTTGACCGACACCAACAAGATATTTTTTGATTATACCGTGTTCAAGACGTTTGCACACCCCACCAATTTCCACTACATCGCCGACACCATCATTTACTTTTTCAACGATTGCGTTGCCAAATACTCGTCGTTCGAGCTACATGTCAATTTGGAGTCACTGACCGTCTCTGCCCTCGAGCGCTACAAGGAAATGATAAAATACTTTGCGC